ACTACCATAATATCATTTTTCGCTATGCTGTTCTCGTATAAAACATTATTATTCGTTTTATTATTATTATTATTATTATTATTATCAAAAGAGTTTGTCTTTATATTAAAAATAAATATATTAGATTTATGTTCTCTATCTTTTTCATGTTCTCTATCTCCTATATAATTTAAATAGTTATATACTAGGCAATTAAGATGGTCTTTTGTAGGGTCAAAAGTATTTTTACTAATATTTACATCAAATATTTTCAATAAATCATCTACATTATCATCTGTATTTGTTATATGGATAACATGATTATGTGATAATAATCCATAATGGTCTCTCGTTGAATTTTGGTTAATGGGCTGATTAAATTGTTGTCTAATTATATTTTTTAAATTAATCATATTTGTATTTGCTATATAGTTATTACCACTGGTCGCGACCGCGCCGCTTTCGGACAAAATACTCCCAATAGGAGTGAGACTTTTTTCTCTATATAATTCTAAATTCGGATTGTTATCATATAATAAATACATTTTAACTTTCTGTGTAGATACTTTCCTTTTTTTAAGATAATTAATTTTTTTTTCTATAAATTTGTCATCAACCGTATTATCTTCATTCTCATATATTTTTTTAAGAAAGTCATCTATATCTGCTATATCTATTTCCTTTTCCATTTTAATTTCATAATTGATATAATTATTTTTAATATCATCGTTATAATCCATACCATCCCCCCAAATACATACTACATGATACATTCCTTTACCCCCCTTATTTTGTTGATATATAGCTTTCATTAATTCCGAATTATCGTAATTATCGTTAGACAAATTTAATATTTCATCATATAATTTTTTATTGTTGTTATAACCTAATATATTATCACTACGACCAGCGTTTATATATAATTTATTGTCATCAATATAAATAGAATTAATATGATAAATATCTTTATCTTTAACATATTTACATTCAGGTAATTTAGGTATTATCTTTTTTAAAACTACATCTATATATGTCTCTTCGAGCGTAGTCACGTTGATTTTAGTTATACAATTAACCGCAGTATCACATCTATATATATATCCATCATTGTAACATAATTGATGTGTATTAACTCGTCCACTCGTTGATATTGTCTTTACATATTCAAATGTATTAATATCAAACGAACATATATTTTCGTTGCAAGCAATATATATATAATTATCATCATTTGTTATACCAAATGGTCTAAATGATTTTCGGCCTTGTTGTTTTGTTATACCAAATGGTCTAAATGATTTTTGGCCTTGTGGTTTTGTTTCATCATTGCTTGCGTTACACAATTTACTATTTAACGATTCACAGTAAGGTACAGTAGTGTATGTTAAAGTATTTTCATCAAGTATAATAAAAGAAGGGTATGCTTTTTTAAATGATGAATCTAATATATTTCCAGTTAAAAGTATCATATATTTATATCATTATAATATTCTTAATATCTTATTATTAATTATTAATTAAAACAAAATTATTTTCCACAATGGGTAATAGGTTGAATATATTTATAAAATAATATTTTATAAATTACAAAAGCCGGGATCGTTTCAATATTTAATGCTGCATTTTTGATAATCGTTCATTTCAATATATCAGACGATTATTTTTGGAAGCGCGCGGCGAGGTATATATCAACATTTTATTAAAAATTATATTATCAATAACATAAGCAGATACATTTTTATTATCTAATGATAATAATTTTGATAAACGATGACTTCCGTCAACAGCCCGATATTTTAGATGATGTGGATTTTCATACGTTTCAACTAAAATTACTGGAATAGAAGTATCTACTAATTTGTAGTCTTTAAGAGATATATCATCTTTACATTTCCAAGATATATTTTCTAGTAGAATATTTTTTGTATAATATGTATCATCCATAAATATAAAATCTAATAATATTAAATGTAAAACTGCTGTTTTATTATTAACTCTCCAATCCCGATTATCTCTAGATTCTTCATTTGAATAACATCCGTGTCTAGCACGTAAAAAATTATAAAAAGAATCACATGTTTTACCAGGGACTCTTTTATCCAATAAATTAACATAATTATGTATTTTATTTTTTAAAAAATGCGTATTTGATTGTTTAAACACAATATTTAAACAATGTGTATTTGAAAAAAAATAATACCAACAGTTTTTTTTTGGATTTAAAATCTTATTAATATTCCACCCTTTTTTATTATATATTGTTTGTAATTTGTTATTTTTGTCGTCATAGTAATTAATACCACTTTTATTTTCTTCAGGTGAATATGATAAAAATATATATTTATTATCGTCTGTTAACCATTCACTATAACCATTAATAGGATAATAACTAAATTTACTTACAATGTAAAAGCCATCGCCTTCTAATTTACTTATTATGTTCATTAATGTATATAATTCGTTGGGTGACTTTATATATTCATAACTATTAGAATTAGTTAAATTATGTTTATTATCATTAAATGTATGAGGACATTCATGGTTAATATTATATTTTTCACTACTTTTAAAATGAAGAATATATTGCGAGGTATTTAAAAACAGAGTTGCTAATTTTATTAGCTCATTATTTACTTCATTTTCAGTATGTATCATAATTAATAATACATTAATATATTTTTAAATATAGACACGTAATATATATGGGCGTTCTCTTATCAAACGTTCGCCATAATATTCAACTCTTTATCAGGTTCAATAAGTCTATAAAAAAGTATTGTATCCATTACATAAGCCGTGATCGTTTGAATATTTAATGATGCAATTTTTGATAATCGTTCATTTCCATCAATTGCTATATAATCTAACTTGAGAGGGTTATTGTTAGATTTTAATAGTATTATAGGAAAATATATATTAATATCGGGGTGAAATTTACCAACTTCAACATTTTCTTTATTATTCCAATATATATCTTTTAATTTAATATTATCTTGCAATTGTTGCCTAATAAATATATCATGAATGTTTATTAATTTTAAAACATAATTTTTTGTATTGTTTTCACTATTATTTGAGTATACATCTATAATACACCCGTGATATTTTCCAGATAAAAAATTTCTAAACATGTCACTTGATTTTTGGTAAATAATATTATTAGATATATCGCTAAAATGTATTTCGTATTTACTCATTAAATCTTTTGTTATACAAGGACCTTTTTCTTTTCTAAAACCAATGCTAATACGATTTGTATCGGAACCAATACAATGCCAAAAAAGTCCTTCTTCTTCTGATCTAATGCTAAATTTATTCATAATCCAACCTTTTTTATCATATCTAGTAACTATTTCTTTTTTATTATTATCATAATACCTAAAAAAACTTTTATTTTCTTCGTCAGCATAAGTTAAATATATACGTGCTCCTTGACTATTTGAATTGGTATGCCAACCACATGCACCTTTTGGTGGATAATAGAAAAATCCCTGCGGTACATAATATCCATCTTCATCATTTTCTATTTCATTTAGTTTTTTAGTTAATTTCCATAGGTGAGACACGTCATGTTTATATGAATAACGATTATCATTATTATCACCACCTTTTCTCCCAGTAGTAACATCACCAAATTTTTTTTTTAGTTCATTTAATGTTTCGTGATCTAATCTAACTATCTTAGTAGGATTAAAAGTTGAAACATTACTAATCCACTTCCTACCATTTTGGGTGCGAGAATATTCTAAATTTATGTTATTCATCAATTCATATAATGTATTTTTGAGTTCAATGTATTTTTTATCGTTACTATTCTCTATGTATACACTCGTGACGGCAGTGTCGGTGGTGGTGGCCATGCTATTCATATGTTTTATTTATAAAATTTGCTTTATATTATTATTACCATTTATATTGTTATTACCATTTATATTGTTATTACCATTTATAATAGTAATATATTAAGCATAACAATCACTACTTTTGTGTATTTGTATTATATATGAGTTTTTTAGATACCACATTTATAATAACCAATACTTTGTTTGCAGAAAACGCAGAGATAACCGAGTTGATTTTAGAGGACATTTCAGGTATTACAATAGAAGGTGCCAATGATTCTACCGGAACATTTATCAAAACACAATTATTAAAAACAAATACAATAGATTTTAGCAATGAAGACCTTTCATTTATTTCGTTTATAAGCGACGTATCATCAGATTTGTCTGCTGGTTTTGTTCAATTTGACGGAACAGATTTGTCGGCTGTAATATTGGAGGTAAATGATTTGTCTGTTAATTTTATTGAAATAAATGAAAACGGTAATAGTAATGGGTATGTTAATTTTATGCATGATGTATCAATAACAAACACTATAAAAGTAGAAAACTTTAAAACCAAGTTTCTCTCGCCTATAGACACATCTATTGTAATATATTCAGATATATCTTCACATTGTAAATTTAATATTGACACCCTTACTAGTAATAATTTTAATAAAAAAAATACGGATAAACAATTTATAGAAATAACACAAGATGTATCAACAAACAAACGCGTAGAGGCTTTGGACGTTTCTGTTTCTAATTCAGTTAAAGTAGCAAACGATTTGTCCTTAAGTAAAATAGGTGCGTATCACGATATTGTAACCTTTGTAAACGATTTGAGTATTAATGGTAAAGCCGACATTAGCTCTCTATTGGTAAACAATATATATGCGCTATCAGAAAATCCGATAACAGTTGAAGGAGATTTATCTATAAATAATAACATGTTTGTAAAAGATATTTCTGTTAATGGTGATATTTTTCCAATAGACGGATGTCTAAATGTTACAGGGGAAATTAAATTTCTAAAAAAACTCACAATAAAAGAACTTACAGTTAATACAATAGAAACAACTGATTCAGACAAGTTTATTTTTGATTCAAAAGTTAAAATAGAAGGTAAAATAAAGGCCGCACATAAACCGAAACAATATCGGGCCTATCACGATACCAATTATTCGGATCTTGTTATTGAACTCGCTACTAATTACGGAATCGGCGCGTTAGGATTGCTTAGCGAGTTTGCAGACAAGGAGACTTATTTACAAGGCCAATTTTCCAACTTCAATTCTGATTTTTCGTTAGCGAGATATGATGGGTTAGATAACTTAGATATTAGCGTAGATTCAGTCTCTCTTTACATTCAAAAAACACCTGGGTCACTTAAGAAAATAAAGACAATTAATAAACCAATAA